CAGAGAAGAATTGGGCTGTTAGCGATCAGATTCGTGATGCTCTCGCTGAGGCAGGCTTCCAAGTTAAGGATACCAAGGATGGTGTTACGTGGAAACTTAATATATAAAGTATTAACAGTCAATCTAGTATTAGGTTGACTTTTTTATTTTTTCCTCCTGAAATGTCCTAAAACCCTTATATATGTAATAAAAATTAACCTTAAGAATTAAAATTTTTCTTAAGGCTTTTTGTTTTATTGAAATTTAACAATTAAAAACTATAAAATTATGAAGAAGATTATGATTATGTTAGTTATGTTAATCAGTGTATTAACTACTAACGCACAGGTGAGAGTAGTAAGCGAAAGAAATTTACTTCGTGCTACAACAGAGTGGGTCAAATTGGCCGACAATGGAACAATCTCTACATATCTCAGATTTGTAGCAGAGGATCACCCTGGAATGGATGGTGCGGATCTATGTACTTATGTAGATTATAAGTACATTAACAAGAAGCCGAGTGGTATTTATACACCGGCTAATGCGAGAGGTTTTGTCCTTGCTGTATATAATATGCAGTATGGCCAGTATGGAACATTTGCGGGAAAAAGTAAAAACATTAAAATAAAAGATGGTATGATCAATAGAGTATCTATGGATTTCTTAACAATCCAGGATATCGAGAGTTGGACTACCTTTATCCTAGCAAGTGGAACGGCGTATTACTTAGGAAATGGTAAGTATACGAAACCTAATTTTGTAAAGATAAGTGATTCGACACAGACAGGTCTTGTAAGACAGGCCCGTTATCTTAGGGAATTCATACAGAGATGGTAGAGAAATATTAAGAAGAGCTATAATGCTCTTCTTTTTTTTTGTTTTTAAAAATACAACGAGAAGCTAGCTATACTAAAGTTCCTCTGGACTTATTCTTTATATGCCAGCAATAACATAACTATCCTTTCGACTTCCCATTTCTACTAGTACCGTAACCTAAACAGTATAAGTAATGTAGATATCTCATACTTAACCGAAAGGTCTCCTGTCGTACATAGCTCACCTTTATCGCTCTAGGGTATCCCAGCGCCTAGTGGCTAGTTAAGCATATCTTGTCGTAAGACATGAGGCTTATAAAACTGGGCAAAACTAAACCTATACTAGATTCTGTACCTCTCAGTACCTCTAGTATCTCTTTCATATTTAAGGATTCTAGGGCGAGCAAAAAAAAAAATAAAACGACAGAGAGTTAATTGTTGGTGTGTACTCCAGGTCTTACCTAAGAATGCAAATTGCCTGGCACTAAAAACAATTTCCTTTCGACTCTCTATCTCTACCATACCGTAACCTAAGCAGAATAAGTAATATAGATATCTTCATACTTAACTGAAAGGTCTCCTGACGTAATTAGCTTCCTTTACCGCTACCAGGGTAGTCTAGGACCATTTGGCAACTCATTATAAATTAGAGTTGAGACTTATAAAACTAGACGAAATTCAGCCTATATACGTATTATACCTATTATATTGTACAATCTCATATATCCCTTTCTACATATAAGGATTCGAGGGCGCTATAATTACATCAACGTTATATTGATACTTTATATAACTACATACTTCGTAGAATTTATCTAATTTATTTGATAAATAGTATAAATCACTTTTACTAATAATGTAATTATCTAAAGCCAATACTGCTCTTTTATTATAGAGTAGATATCGTTCAATTTTATTAATGATAGGCAAAATTCTATGATTAATTATCACATAGTTTCTCATTGTTAGCCCTAAGTAATTAAACTTGATAGGAATAGATCCGTGATTTCTACAATAACATTTTAAGAATTGAAAGTTATCCTCGAATGTTTGATAACTATATCTACCATATTCATAGAATCTAATTGTCTCTAGCCCATATTTTAGTCTTATATAGTCATCTCTTGCTTTATCATAATCAATTTCATGCAGTTGACTATCTATCTCTACTAGGAGGTTAAAGTCTGGCATGAAATAATCAATTAAGAAATAATTCCTACTTAGTTTATCTTCACCTAGTTGATACTTAATACATAACAATTCCCACAGTTTTCTATCTCTAATTATAATGGGAAATTCTCTAATGTATCTAACGCTTTTATGTTTAGTATCTAAGAAGTTTTTGAAATTAGGAGACCACGTACTGCTTTGATGCAAGTTCTGGTTCCTATTATCCTCTAGGTCTATTTTCTTATTCTTGGTAGAAATTAAAAACTTTGGAAATCGATACTCATCTACCATAAATGTGTATCGATCATTTCTTCTTAAATATCCCTTTAATGTCTTTTTATCCATATACTTATAAGGGATTTAGGGGAGAAAAAAGAAAGCAGGCTAGTAAGATTTTCTCCTACTAACCCGCCTATTTTTTACAACTCTTGATCTAGTCGCGTCGCCTCTTTCCTCATCTGTCTAACCCTAAAGAACCTATCAACGCTGCAATTCGTCGTCAGGTCTATTACATCATACTTAGACACTCCCTCTCTACCATAAGAAAGGATAATATCTTCAAAATGTATTGTCGAATCTTCCAGAATTAGTCTTAAGCTTTCTGAACCAACATAAGATCTAGCAGTTCCTTTTTCTAGCTCTGCCAATGTTAAGTGTGGTGTGTAGCTAGAAAAATCACTAACTACACCAAACTTCTCACTGAGTTCTTTATTAATACTCACTAGTGTATCGTACCAAATGTTTCCTTCCTCTTTCACCTTGAGAACTACATAATCACTGTCATTCTCAAAGATATCTAGTTCAAATACATCAAATACTGGCACTGCGAAATCTGCATTACTTTTATGATTGCTTAAGTACTGAGTAAGATTTGGTGCTTCCATACCCAGTGACAATCTAACACCTTGTACCTCACTTAATACTTCCGATCCACTTAGCTTTTTATCTCTAGCATAAAGTAGTGTTACGTGTGAGTCATATTGAATACCTGTATCTTTTAGATCTCCAGAATCAAAAACGCAATTAAGCAAGACTGGAGTACTAAGATTCGCCGCTAACATTACGCAGCTATTCATGTTCTTAATTTCTTCCATTACTTCTGATTCTTTAGTCTAAATTTAACCTTCATATCACCTAGACGTCCCTTAAGATTTGAACCTCCCTGATTATAACCCTTAGAGTCAGTCACAGTTAGTCCAAGCCCCAACAAGTTATTAAGGAATATCTGATTATCTTCCTGTGCTGTATCCCCACGAGCACTTTCAATAAATTCCTTAGCACCACGAGCAAGATAAGCACTTAACTCCATCTCACCAATCTTCTGGCCAGTTGTTCTATACTTACCTCTTCCCATTATCGGACTATCCTTATACTCATTAATATCAACACCAAACAATGATGATGTTACTTTATTTGAATATGTTGGGATATGATAAAGCTCTTCTATACAAATATAACCGCACATAAGAGGTTTATCGGTAGGTACATACTTTCCATCAAGATCTTTCAGTGTCTTTTCATATTCGTCAGGTGGCAGGTTCTCTTTCAATTCCTCCAAGTCAGCTACTGTATCTGCTGGCATTAGAATTTCAGATTGAGACTTAACACCTAACTCATCGCTCCACTGTTCTACTAGTGATGGTGTAAACTTTGTACTATAAGAACCAACATTGAAGTAGTATACCTCCTCAATTTTATTCTTATTATGATAGTCTATGAATTGATCCAACGTCATACTATCGAATCTGCCTGGGTAATACTTCTTAACTAATGGTAAGATTGTTTCTCTTTCCTTTGGCGAATTCTTACGTTCCTCCACTATGTCATGAATTCTGTGAGCAATATTACCAAGCCCACTCTCCAACATAACTGAAGGGATCTTACGATGGACTGTACTATAAGGGTTCATAATAACATCACAAACCTTCTTCTTACCGCTCGGATCAACCATCAATGGCATTTTATTGTCAGGTAGAATTTTTGATATCACACCCTTACCGCCATATCTATTAGTAACCTTAGAACCTACCATTAAGTTCGTTCTCTTAATGAGTCGAATTCTAACAGTATATACAACACGTTCATTCTTATCTAGGATGACAGGTTTTAATCTATCAGCTGCGACGTACTCTGGATATCTTTCGTATATTACAGACCTATCCATATTCTTTTCGTACTCCTTGATATATTTATTAGAAGTGCGTGAATAAGTGAGATCTGGACGTTTGATACCCTTTGTAATTCTAGGCTTCTTATTTTCCTGTATTAAGACATCACTAACATAAGCCTCATCAATATTGTTAGGAACTTTTGTAGGATTCTCAGTGGTAAATTGTGAAACATCTACATCATCACCAAAAATACCTCCTAGTTTTTCTTGAAGTGCTTTATTGATCTCGTCTAACTGTACAGCTCTATAAGTTTTAAAGATTACATCACCACTTTTCACTTGATGTCCAATAGGTGCAATCCACTTAATAGCTTCACTAGACTTGACGTCAACAGAGAGGTCAATAATAGAGAAAGAATGCATTTTCTTTGAGAATGATTCACTTACTACCAAGGCATCCTCATTTACATAACCAAACATTGCATGGAATAGTACCAATGCATTAATACCTGGCTTATATGTATCCTTTTCTAGACCCACTGCACCAGTAATTACATCACCCTCACGTACTGTCTGTCCTACTTTTACTTTAGGCTCAGTATATACAGCAACGTCATTTACTGATTGGATTGCAGTTCTTCTAGGTACCTCAACCGTTTCTTTGTTTGGGAGCTCAATGATAACTTCCTTTTCATTGATTTCCTTTACCTTACCCTTCGGATGTTTAAACCTATCATTAAGTACATTAGACTTTAGTTCTTCAGAGTTACCTGAACAAACTAATGGTCTTTCTGCAAGTGGTAATGGGATAGCTTGTTTTAACATACTAGATCCCATATGTACACGAACAGAGTCAGTATAATTAACAAAAGGCATCTGTCTAACTTCCTCAGATAGTCGGTAATCTGGGTGTAAGTCTATGAATTCAACTTCACTAACAGGCACTGTCTTTCGCCTCATTCTATGCTTAACCTCAACCATACCATTTGCATCTGGTTTTAGTGTGTTGGTATCATAGTCTACGTACTCTGATGCACAAACTTTATGATTCAAGTAGTCTAAGTATGATATTGTTATCTTGTTAAACTTCAAATCATAACAGTCGAAAAGTACATCGGTATCTGTCACATGCGTACTAACTGTAAGCGCATTCTGTTTACCTACGTTCTGATTAATAGGGGTTGCACCTACACAGATCAGATCAGAGAAACTCTTATTATAGGCAACTGATGGTGGAATTTGGATCTTATTAGTCAAGCTCTCCAAGTTCATTGCATTGATACCTGGACTAACTTGAGGATCATTACCGCCCTTACCAGAATCACTACTACCTTTCCAGTACTTAGCACAAATCAAAGTAAGTACGTTGATTGTATCCTGTAGTTTGCTAAATTTTGTCCAGTAGTGTCTAATGCTGCTATAAGTTGAGTTAAAGTTTCCTCTATTGTTGTTCTTAAAGAGGAAGTTCATAAAGCCACTAGATACAGACTCAATCTTCTTGTCGACTACCATATCCTTAATACGATCATCACCAAAAGCCATACATTCCTGAATAAGCTTTGATGTAATGTATTCTGGTTTATAGTCGAGGTCAAGTTTAATCTGCAGCTTCTTTGACTGTCTTTCTGTTAGCTTTAGTACTTCTCTTTCAAGTCCCCTAATATTATCCACTTCCTCCAGCTTATACTCTCTCACCTTCTCCGGCAAGCCAAGTTCTGGATTAGTTCTTTTTATTCTCAAGACCCCAGAGTTAATATCATAGTCTCTATCATAGTCAAAGTTTATATAGTACCTACCTGAACCTGACATATTGACTCTACATTCATAATCATTGCCAAGCGTATTAGTAGCAACCCTATACGCACCTTCTATAATAAAACAACCATCTATCTCTCTAGGAACTTCAAATTCAGAATATCTAACGTCAGAGTCATCGTAGTTAATTGTATATTCTAGGTTAACTTTAAAGGTAGCTGTGAGACCGTTTTCGATGAAGTAAGAGGCAGGTTTATCAATACCCTCCTCTGATATACTCCACTTAAGGTCAGTCAGCTTCGCCTTATCATTATACCTATCAATACCAGTAAAGAATTTTTCTACAATGGTCTTAGCGCCTTGACTTCTAAAAAATTGATTAAAGTTACTCATTATAAAAGTGTTTTAATATTAAGCTGTTTATAATCGCAATCAACAGACTCAAAGAAGTTTTCTAATTCCTTCTTTGCTTTTTCTTTTATCTCTTCAGCTCCTACATACTCTTGCATTGGTAACCCTGATGTACTTCTGAAAAATGCTTCATAAGTAACGAGATAGTTGAAGGTATCTTTTAGTTGATGCAGTACTAGCTTAACTGAAAACTTCTCATACTTATCCTCTGGTACTAAATTTTTCAGAGTTTCATATAAGATTTCCCTAGCCTGTACCTTATCTTGATCCTGACTATCTAAGATATTTATAGGAATTTCATAAGATAATACGATTTTGTAATAATAATCGTTTGACTTATTATTCATAACTTTTTAAAAATCTGCGTTCATCATATTTCCACCTACCGAGCTATTTGTTGTCGGCTTAGTGGATGTCTTTTTTACTTCTTTTTCTACACCCTTATTTGAGCTAGAGGTAGGAGAGGATTTACAAACCACCTCTCCATCTCTACGTATGATCAGTTCAATGCTAATCTCTTTCTCAAAATCAGGAATATCAACTTCAAATTTAATACTTCCCATTTTTAGATTTTATCAAGTTTATCATTCATTAATACACCCAAGATAGTATCAGTCATGACATCATTCTCAAGTTCAATCTCTCCACTAAGTGCTTTGCCAATTATCTTATTTGACCAACCATAAGAAAGCGTTGTGAAGAATGATTTTCTATTGAGGATTGCATTCTGAGTACCAAGATATTCAAGCTCCTCTAGTTTATTCTCAGGGTTACCATCTACATATTTTGGGTTAGTAAGACCTGTAAATACTAGCTCGATAATTTCTTCCTGCATATCACCTGGACTAACTACACCACTCTTTTGGTAAGATGAACTAGTTAATGAGTAATACTGCTTTCTGAAAATATTGAATATACCATCAATATCAGAACCTAAGTCACTTGATACTTGTCTCATATTTGCAACACCAGAACAAAATCTCTGATACTTCTTAATTACTGTACCCTCAGGGTAATAGTACATACTTTCAGGTGAGTAGGCATATCTAGTATCACCAATGTATACCTCAATTCTACCTTCCTTATCCTCTACGTACTTAATCTTACCCTCATTATAAGAGTAACAATCTGCAATAATTACCTTGTCCTTCTCATAGTACTTAATACCTGAGCTACCCTTTGCATTCATTAACTTAATAACTGCATTGAGTTTATATACAGGACTAGTTGAATTATAAGCAGTACCGATTAATTCTCCTGCTGAATACTTCTCCTTAGGCATTGCTACCCAGTTACTAGGTCTTGGGAATTTCTGCTCTCCGCCTCTAACTTTCAAGATCAACCACTTACCTTCTTCTCTAACAGTGCAATCTTTCTCAGCATACAAGTTACCTGTTAAGTCTTGTATACGTTCATGACCACCATGCTTCAAGCCAAGTAAAGATTGAGTTGTTGATTCTGAGAAGCTAGTACCGGCAGATAATCCAAGTGCTGATCCGTTTGGGAAACTAGCCTGTAAGAATCTCTTGCTAAGTAAGTCTGGAGTAACTAGATTAATGTCACCTGTCTTTTTCTTAACAATTGATCTTACTGGGACGAGGTCATCTTCATTCGTCCTAGCTACTTCTGGATATACTTTTCCATTAGGTGCAGTTCGTCCAGTTGCAAGATATCTAGGAATCATAAGTCCCTCATTGTCCTTATCTTCGCCTTCTCTTGTAAAGGTATAATTATTTAACAAGAATGAAAGCTGTCTATTTACGTAACCGCCAAGAGGTCTATATTAGCTAGTGAGGATTATTCTTCCCCACTAGATCATAAAGCGGTTATTGTTCAAAATTTCTTTCAAACACAGACTATATCATGAATGGCTTACTTATTACCACCCTCGCTCTTATAGTCGTTGACCTTATTACTTTCTGGCTTGGAGTTATCGGCTAAACTTTTCTGAATACTTGCATAGTTCTTCAGTGTTTCTCCGATACCTGCAAAAATTACTCCAAGTGCTGTCAAAATTTTAATCGTTTTTTCCATAATAAGTTGCTGATTAAATTAATAACTAAGATTAATAATTCTCTTACATTTTACTATTATTCATTCCAGCAATAGTTGAGCGTTTTTATAGTGACGCACCTCTTTGACTATTACTCTACGCCACTTTGTTTAATGCTTTGAAGAGATCGGTTCTCAATTGCATGATAAATATACTCGTCTTCACCAAAACCAGTTAGAAGTGATTTTTTGGTAATAACGGTTTTTTCATCTACACCACTAACAATAAGTGATGGCATGTTGATAGCCATGATAGATGCAAGTTTTACACGAGCTGCTCTATCAAGTTCATTCTTCAAGTCGCTACTAAACTTACCTTCTGTTTCCTTCTCATACTTGTTATACCTTTCAGTCAACATCATGAGTTTTTGTTTGTCGGTCAGTTCAGTTGAGTCAGCAATTTTTCTAATATCTCTATAGGTATCTGTATCAGTATCTACATAGAGAGTCTTAAAGTCGAAGGTAACAACACCCTTCTTGCTGACAACCTTTAGTGCAAATTTCTGGATATCTCTTGCCTTTTCAATCCAATCCTCATAATGGTCTTGGAGATAGGACATGAGCTTTGCCGCACTACCTGCACTAATTCTATCGTAAGGTGTTTTAAATATTCCAATCTCATCAATATCCGCACCAATGATCTTAGAAATTCTCAACCTTCCGTATGTTGTTATTTTGCTCTGATAATCTACACCGCCTAATTCACCAGTAAACACAATAGGAGTGCCATAGTCAATTACATGATCAACTTCTACATCTTTCAGTAGTTTAGAATAATCTGTGTAATAGTACTTTGGATCCTTTAAGTCATCTGGGTCCTTTGGTGTATATTCAGTAGCATCAGCCATACCATTTAGAGTCTCATGGTTAAATTCAAATACACCCTTTAAGTTTTTCTTGTAGATGTAGTTGTAACGTGGACTCATTTTATTATATGTATCCTCAGCAACTTCTTCTGGTACTAAGGTTACAGAAATAGTATCACCGTCAAAATCCTTTATATTCAAACAGGTACACTACCACCTGTCCCGTTCTCTTATGAACTGCTATACGTCTCCGCATAGAATAGACTATATCTTCTACATTGATAATAATGTAGCCTCGCATTTCCACCTGTGACTTAGGTGTACTCCCTTACATTCATCGGGGATAGTCGTTGAAGTTATAAGTAGGTTTAGTTTCCTACTCTTTACCTGCTGATTGTCTCTATTTTTAAGATTGTTACACTTTGGTACTTAAAACCTAACGAGAGTTTCCAGCAATTAACGAGGTTTTATAACGCCTTGATATTCAATTAGTTAAAGCGTTGAGTGGACCGCATAACGCGATGGGATAATGAATTGCATCATCATCTACCAATCTCATTTTCAGAGCATAAATACTGTATTCATGAAGCGTTGGTTGTCTATTTGCTCGGTCTTGTCAATAATTTCTTAATGACACCAGACTATATCTTTAGAGTAATCCACTACTCTATTTTGTACATAGTCGTTGAACTAGAATTTATTTTCGATTTCAAATCTTAGGTTACTACTCTTCCCTACTGCTTCTTTTAGAAACTTATATACTTCTCCTTTCTTTGATTTTTCTAGGAATTCAGTATATCTAGTGCCAGTTGGGTCAAGTTTTGTATAGTGTTGGAATTTAATCATTGTATCAAACTCAAGATCTGCCAATTCATTAGTAGGTCCTGATATGATAGCGATTACTCTTCCACCAAGTATCATCTTAGGAATTTGTTTTTCCACTCTTCTTTCCCAATCTTTAGAGAATCCGACTTTAATACTTCCAGGAAATTCTAGAAAATACATAAAGCCTTCCTCTCCCTGAAATTTATTATGTAGTAAGTTTCTATTATTAATTCTCATTGCATACTCAGATCCATAGCCTCGAGATGTTTTGTCTAGTAAGTTTCTTTGTCGGATACTTACCATTCTATCATGTTTCTCTTGGCTCTGGTTCCAAACGCCGATCTTACTAGTCCCAGCATATCTTCCTTGTTGGTGTAGTAATCTCATATGTTCGGCTCTATTCCAGACTGAATCAGAGTAGTATTTTCTTAATAGTATCACCCTGAATTCTCCTTTCTTTGTGTTATTAGTTTTGAAATCGATAATTCTAGCTGCTGGTCTAATATTTGATCTATTTATTCCAGCAATTCTCAAAATTACGTACCAGTCATACTAGTACTAACTGCTTCTCAGCATATTCTTTGAAAAGCTTCTTAGTTGTTGGATTATCAAACTCCTCTCTGGTTGCTTGTAGTGCTTCCTTTTTAGTGAAGTTTAAGTTTTCCATAAGATGCTTTACAAAACCTTCACGACACATTTCATATGCTAGATGTGTAGGTATTCCCAACTCATCTACTGCTAATGTCGTGCTAGGTACAATAGGACTACGTGCAGAGTTCTTAACACGAACACTGTACATATTTCTCGCTTCGTTCTTCTTTGATGTATTTAATAAGTCTGTTGCTAATTTCTTACCTGAATTTAGCATGGCCCTTAAGAGAGCAGTATATCTAACCCTTTCACCAGGTGTTTTAAACTGCTTAATAACGTCTTCATAATTTTGCGGATTAGCGTCTGTATCCTTTACGCAACATAGACGTATAATGATAGAATACCAGAGACTAAGCTTATGGACGTTCATCTTCTTATTACTACCCCTCATGACAAGGCTATAAGGTCTCATCATTGCAGGCAGAACCAAGTAATACCTATTTATCAGTTTCTTGTAGTCTGTTAGGTATGATGGAAAATGCTCTTCAATTATCTTAAGTAAGCCTTCATAAGAACACATACTTTCATCTGTTATAAATTCAGAGATAGTTAGTTCTTTCTTCTTGCTATCATAAGAAAATTGGCAGGTATCAAACACTTTAATACCGAGCTTTTTCGCACTCCTACCACTATAACCATTCCTCTTTAAGTCATCCATTAAGAAATCTAGCTTAATTTTTGACCCGCTGAAGATATGGTTAAATAAGTCTAGGAATATATCAAACCTAAGCTCATTCAAGTAATAAAAAGGTAGTTCAATTCTAGCAAATCTACGCAGTCCTTCCTCTCTTGAAAATACCCTAGCACCACAATTAGGACAAGGCTCTAATGATTGCTGCCTGATATGACCGCAAATACACCTGTCTTCATAAGGTGAGCCAAAGATATCTACGTCATATACACCTCCCACTACTGGTTGAATTGATGTAATACGCGTAAGATTAAGGTCTTTGTGACTTGTTATGACTCTGTCTTTTCCGTCTGATCGAGTATAATCAATGATATCCTCGTCAGTCAATAATTCCAAACTAGCTGCCATTTATTTTAATTTTTTACAAGGTTTAGATCTTTCCAAATAATCTTCTGACTAATCTCGGAATCCTCAGCTGTTTCATTTGACCACTCCTTATAAACTCTCTTTACGTCGGAGATAGCCTCAGATCTAGTGCGGTCCTTTAATTTTTCATAGATTCCTGCATCCTTATCTACTACCACTTCGATGTAATCTGAGATCAATTCTTGTGTAATAGTTTTAGATGAGTTATTATATTTTGGTCTAATCTTTCTGTATTCTACGACATCTTCTGGCGTTAAGTCAAGATCTGCAAAGTCTGAGATAGAAGTCAACATGGCAGGCTCTCTATTAAACCAAGCAACTCCCATGTCTCTAACTCTTTCTGCTACCTTATGTCTTCCTTTCTTATCGTATATACTAGCCAGTTCTTCAATAATGTCTGTCTTATTCTTCTGTATCTTCTTAAATGCATTATCGATCTGCACTTGATACTCTGGTGGCATCGTTGGGCAGTTCATAATTAAGTCATACATGTTGGAAGAGAACAAGAAGATAATAAAAGCAGGCAATTGTCTTTGTTTTCTTTTTCTGGACATAATAGAATCCTTTGAGAGATCCCTACTAGCCAAGTACTCAACGAACTTTTCAATATGCTCACGTACAGACTTGGTATACTCCTCGTTAAATCCGCCATCATCTAGTCCACCAAATTCATCTTCTAGGTCACTATTTCTAATTGGCCTATCTGGTGTGTAGAGTCCAGCTGGGATACGGTTTTTACCTTGCAGGTTAAACAGGTTTTTCATGTAATCTTCTACTGTCTTACTTGATGTATTCTTTGGGTCAGCGTCTAGTACATTCCTGACTGCATCACTAACACAAGCATCAATAATACCTGCACCACCTAAGCTTACCTTCTCATCATTTTTCTTAGAGGACAGAGCTATATTATTATAGTTCGCGCTAAGTTTAATTTCAGTTGGGGTAAGTCTTCCTTCTTTGTTTGCATCTAATAATTCGCGTTCACTTGTACTCTTAGAATCTTCTTCTGACTTAGATTCAATATCTCCATCATCTTCATCATCGTCGTCGCTATCATCTTGCGCTTCGACATAGTTTAAAGAATCAAGATCTTCATCTTCATCTAACAAAAAATCATCTTCATTCATTAGCTTATTATTAAAATTTAAAATTTATATTATCACTTTGAGGAACTCACAAAACTCTTCCTGAAATTTATAAAAACTTCCTCAATAGTAAAGGTTTAACCCCTGCAGAAGTGTGATTTTGTGCATTTGAGGGCCTAGATTCCTTAATACTGAATAAATTTGTTTATTTAAGATTATACGGAATTTCTGAAATGAATCCAATTATTAGTTTGTTAGGGATAATAGGCTAATGAGGTGTGTTAGAAAGGTTGTGAAACTGAGTATAGCACACTTATTTTTTGCCTCCTAGGATGCCCTAAAACCCTTATTAATGTAATAAAAGTTATCTCAAGAAAATTAGAATCTTGGGATAAATTATTTTTCAGAATATTAACAATAAAATAAATATAAAAGCTATGAGAAAATTAGCAAGTCAAATGATGGATAAGGGTGTAATCCTTGCCATTAGTGCCGGAGGCCAGGCAATTGGTCAGGCCTTATATAACGTAGGTCTCAATTTGTATGAGAACCACGAATTGTATGCTGAATATGTTAAGAGCATGTTCAGAAAGGAAGAACAAGCTGAAACCGATAAGAAGGAGGTTGCAGTATGTTAGAACTATTAAAACTACAACTTCAACAAGGAATTGAGGTTGTAAAAGGATTCATTCAGGAGGACATTAAAGAGTACTTCCAGAGAATGATAGAAGAACAAAAGAGAAAAGTTCAGGAGCAAAGTAAGTAGTGCTCCTGGATTTTTTTGCTCCTCTAGAATCCTTATACATGAAAGAGGTACTAGTAATCCATTGAGAAATATGGTACTGTATAGACTTAGTTTTGCCTAGTTTTATAAGTCTCATATCTTATTGTTAGATATGCTTAATTAGCCACGTTGGCACTAGGATACCCCAGAGCGATAAAGGTGAGCTATGTGCGCAGGAGCTGCATTTCGAGATTAATAAGTTCATGTGTAGTACGGTACTGGTAGAGATAGAGAGTCGAAAGAAAATTACTTCAGCACCAGGCAATGACAATAAGACCGAGGAGAAATGTCGTTGTAATTAACTCTCTGTCGTTTTTTTTTCTCGCCCTAGAACCCTTATATGTATGAACAACAATATTTTAAAGGGGATGGTAACTAGGTGTAGTGATTATTCATTCCAGATAGGCAGTTACTCATTCCCAAAACAGATTAAGTCCTATTCTGGAAAAATAATAGATTTAGAAGATAACAGATTACAAAATCTGCAACAAGGAGAAAGTAACGGGTCGCGATTATTTGAAAATTATCTGAAAACTGGGCAAAAAGGATTACGGTACTACAAAGAGTTTCCTTTTATATTAGGTGATACTAATCTTTGGGGAGAAATTTGTAAATACTGTAAAGTAGATGATGATAAGATAAATAGAAACTACTTCTTAGCTGACTACTTTATACCTGAATTTAACTTACTAGTTGAGATAGATTCAGGGTATCACGATGCTGTATATGATAGAGCAAGGGATGAGTATATACAAGAGGTTTGGGGAGCAAAGAGTTTAAGGTCTTATATGTATAACCCAGGTAGTGTTAAATTTAGGTCTGACTTTGATAAAGAACTGAAATGCAGGAGAAACTTTAAGATTCAGAACAATATAGTCGGAGATGTTTATATAGACTATTCAGATCTATCAGTAGACTGTTTTTACTTTATTAATGAAGATATAATTAACCTGATCAATAAAATAGAGTATTTAATGTTGAAGAAATTTAACCTTAGATGTGGAGAGTTTGATCTGCCTTTAGATAAATTAAGTGATCAAGAGAGGTTTTTGATACAGAACGATAATATCCTTCAGAGGGTAAGATTTATATTTTACTCTGTATATTCTGTCTATGTATCTATAATGCCCTAGAATCCTTAGTAATGAGACGAAAGCATGCGTTTTGACGCTTGGCCAGGCTAGTATGTGAACAGTCTCGGAGTATGTAGAAAAAACAGCAACAGAGGTATGGAATTCCTCCGGATCTAGAAATAGATGTTCCGGCTACGTACGGTGACCATATTAACCTTATTTATGTTCAGTTTTAGAGGTTACATTGCTTATATACTGAACTACCCTTGTAGCGGTAAGGTGAGCTATGTACGCAGGAGGTCTGCTATAGCATACGTTAGTCAGACTACGGTACTGGTAGAAATAGGAAGTCGAAAGGATAGTTGCTTTTCAGTAGCTAGCTTCCTGTTATTTTTTTTGCTCCCCTGAAACTATCGAAATTACTAGCGGGGAGTTTTAGAACCCTTATAGATAGAAATAACCTTAAAATCTAATAACACAATGGGCAGAATATCAAGATCGATGCGCTCACTAATTGATAACAAGAGCAGCCTTAGTAGTAAAAGCTTTGCTCTCTTGGTATCAACAATAACAGGTGGACTTATTGTAATTTGTATTTGTTATGTACTTATTTATGATGTAATGACAAACGGTTACTTAAAAACAGACTTAGCTGATTTGGGTATTTTCTTACTCTTCGTTGGTATGTATATAGCAGGAAGTGGTATACCTAAGACAATAGCAGGAAGGTTTGATAAGTTCCACCCTACAACTTCACAGGATAGTAATGAAGAAGGTGAGGGCAAAGAGGAAGAATAGCAGGGTGAGGTAATCTAAGATAATAATTTCTTAGGTTACTTCTTTTTTTTCTTTCCCCAGTAAAAAAATAAAGAGCTAGTATTACTACTAACTCTAATATCTATTATCTCTATATGCTTTGTAGAAATAATAATATGCAGGTCCACCATTAAGGGTAGGTCTCACGTCTACTCTCAGCACTGGAAATTCCGGACAAGCACTAGGAAGGTTTACAACATCCTTCCATCTTAGTTTTATTCTGTCCGGGTCTCTAGTGCTATCAAGACCACAACCAATACCCTCAATCACTGCCTTCTTATCTTTTACTGCTCTATATAAGATTGGCGCATTATCATTACTCCTGGTTAAGTCACAAATACACTCGTCGAATATAAAATAATCACCCTCCCTGATTGTACCATACTTAGCAATAGTAAGGTGATCATTGCCTAGACCTGGGAAACCTAATTTAATTTCATCAAGTCTATCCAAGAACGCTCTCACATACCTAGGCCAATCAGTTTTTTTACCTCTACTATCTCTTACTAACTTAATTACTGATCCAACTACAATCATAATCTCTGAATTTAAAGTTTCTATTATAGAGTTTGACTATTCTATCAACGAAGTCAAAAGTATTCAAACATTCTACTCTATCTCCATCTATAGGGGAGAAGAAAAAGTATGACTTACTTATTATGTGGATCCTTGTGTCACACTTATCTACTAGTTCTTTATGGAGTGGCAGCAGAACGTTACTAAATAGCTCTAATGTTTTTTCATACTCTAGTAATTTAGAAGTATTATTATCGTTTATGAATGCTATCAACTTCCGCCGTAAGCCTTGTAGGTCTTCTACACCCTTAAGATCTACCTTATAGAGTTTAGAGCCCAGTGTGGTAGTTTCATAAGGGTCATACATAGATAATACAATACAACCTTCTGATAATATAAAGTCTAGTAGGTTCTCGTTTTCTAATATTTCCTCTATTAGTTTAATCATGCTGGCTTTATATTAACATCAAGGTGCATTACAAAATCTCTACAATAACCATATATATTTCTCAATACATCAACCGGATCATTTTTCCAGCCGATAGTCATTAATCCTACTTGAAGTCTACCATCCTGTAAAGGCCTACCGTAGCCAATCTGATCTAGTGGCCTATCCATTTCATCAATAAACTTAGATATTGAACTTAGATTCATATACAATAGCTTAGTTCTAGGCATACTAACTACATACGATTTCTTAAACAATCTTACCTTGACTGCATCTAATATATCGTATGCGTCTTCAGGGTCCCTATCAAACTCTTTCCGGTCTATACAAATCAACCGTTCTTTGTCAGGGTTTTCTTGATCTACTACTACAACAATAAATCCTTTTAGCTTCAGTATTATTTCTAGGTTTTCATCAATAACACTAAGTAGGTCTTGTTCAAACTTTTCTATCATATATCAAAACTAATATAAATTTCTCTTGTCTGATTCCAATACTTAGATTCAAACAACATTTTCCTTAATGTTTCTAATGGACTATCACCCTTCTGAATAGTGATATTTTCCTGGGCGAATAGAGGCTCATTATCCTTTGATGGTAATCTGCTTGAGAAACTAATTGATTCCCCAACATCAAATATATCTATCCAATCAAGGTAGAGGTAAAGCCTTTTTGTATATTCAAGATTTAGTACAGCATCGTCCCATGGATACCTTAATTTATTCCTAAAATCCTCTAATATATCTTCTAGATATTTCTTTGGACTCCTCGTACGTTCTAGGTAGATAAATGTTCCATAACCGTACGGAATATTAATGGCAAGTACTACACCACCATACTTCTCTACCTCCTCAGCATGGTCTAATAGGAAGTGCTGTATATCAAGTCTTAAACTCATATTCCGGTTCCTTTCCTAGTTCTGGTACTCTTACGGCCATTAAGCATTCTGGGTTTTTATCAGAATCCCAGTACGCCTCCAATAACTCTTTAAGATATCTATAGTAATCATCCTCTTGCACCTCCGGATTCCATCTAAGTATTAAGCCGATCATCCAGTCTTTATATTTCCAGAACTCACTTAACATTATATTATGGTCTCCAGTATCACGTGCACCTATTAAGTACTTACAGAGACGGAATGATAATGCACTTGTATATTCAGGGCTATAGTATTTTCCATTATGATTTTCTTCAATCAATTTCCCACTAGCCCATGCATTATTCTTGTGATTCTCTTCTTTCTGTACGTTCCTTAAGTACCTCTCACGCCTTCTTTCTTTTTTCCTCTTGCTTGATGACATCTTCTAATATTTGATCTGACAACCATCTTAGGCTACACCTAATAAAATTATCAATTGAAATATCTGATTTATAACTTTTTAATGCTTGGATACATCCACTGAGCCTTATTAAAACTTTTCTAGTTAATTCTTCATTAATTACCTCATCATGTACTGCAATAATACTAGCGTCCTTCATTCTTTCTAGGTTCACAGTATCCAGATAATCACTCAGATCTATTTTATATTCCGACAGGCAGACATAAAAAATATTCTTCCCACTACTTCCATCAGTAACATATAAGAGTCTATTATAGTTTAGAAGTAGGTCAAGTAGGTAGTAATCATTCAACATTAGGTTAATTATATTACTAACCGCTTTCCTATTATGATTACACTTTTCTGAATCGTCCATACACTTTCTTATAGTTATTCTGTATGTAGGTTCTAATATCCTCCTGTTGTTGTAATGGTAAGTCTCTAAAATATACACACTCAAGAGGATTATGGAATGCAATGATCTCTCTATAATCAACGTAGGTTCTGATGTAATTAATAGGCCTAAGATATTTGTCAACCAGGCCTAGGTCTTTCACATCAATTTTCACGTTGTCACCTAGAGAGAGAAGTAGTTGATATTCTGGGCACTCTGAACTAGGGAACCAATTACTGAGATCCTCTACTTCTGCTAATACCTTCTCTAGCCCCTCAACACTATCAACAAGTACTCCGTCTAGATAGATATCCTCCATTCTCCTAGTAACTGTTCCTATTTTAGTACTTAAGAAGTCCCTATAATGTAAGATTCTCCTTATTGTTCTAGATATCTTATTTGCATTTAATCTCTTTGTCATACTAAAAGCTCTTCTAGTGTTACAAGTTTACCATCAACTTCAACCCCTAATAACTTACTCATCCTTTCTGATTCGCACCAAAGATTATTGAACAAACCTCCAAGCTTACAATCTATAATAGTGTGCTTATCGTCTTTATTTCCTTCTCTTACGTAGGCTAGCTTAATTACACTATTGCCGTCATCAAACATATCCAATAATTTTCTTATTAGCTTACTATTGCTCTGTAAGTAATCTTTAGTGGGATCAAAGGAAAAACAATCAACCCATTCTACGCCACCTATTACACTTAGTAGTTTATTTGATATGGTATAAACTATCTTATCGAAATCTAGCCCATCTTTATATGAATCTTCGGGCAGGTGAACTACTCTTATTGCACTACACCAGTACCAATCTTTTTTAATTATTAGCGGTACCTGTCCATGTAATAATATCTCCATCCCTAGGTCATCATCTGCGTAATAGTCTAATAATATCTTAGCCAATCTCATCGCCTCGACATCCTCTCTGATAGATACATGCATTACCCAGCTTTGTTCTTTTAGTAGGTAATATATTCTCCCTACTATATCAAACCCACGTCGGATCGTATCAGTTCGTGCTCTGCTATCCCCTTCGATATTTACATAATCAATAGAGATTACTAAGGCTTTATTACTAGATGCAATTCGCTCAACACTAGATATACAACTAGAATAGTCCTCTAACAGGTCTATAGTATTATCCAGTAAAAGACCATCGCCATCAAGTGCACCGAGTATATAAGAAAGTAGGTTAGTGGAATTTACACTACTTATCTTTTCTACATAAACTAGTTCAATATAGGAGAACATGTTTTTATCTACACCAATTATCGCAAACTTACCATAAGTTTTTATATGTTTGAGAACCTCTGGTGTTCCCATGATAAACTCGATAAGCTTTTGGATGTCCTCTATATCATCAACAAATTCGTACTTCTTATACGTATCTCCAGTATAATACTTACTTAACATATCCAAATTTTTCTACATAATCATTTATCTGCCTAACTATATCAAAACAGAATTCAGATTTAACTTTTGCTGGTATAATTGAGATAATGTCTCTAAACCAAGTAGACCTATTATCAGTTGGGCTTAGATCTTCTACTAGACTTAATAAATCCTTTCTCAAGTTTCTCAAGACGTGCATATACTGAGCCCTATATCTAATTGGGTCACTAGGTTCTACAGTTAAACGATAATAAATAATATTTCTAATTCTTGCTACTATGTAACCGATTTTTTCTTCTCTTGTTATCATATACTTATAAGGAATCTAAGCTAATCATGTAAACAAAAATAATAAGTAGAACCACCGCCTACTTATTATCTAACTCCTCTATTCTAATTTCTTTAGTTGAGGGATTATTAAGAACCATAAACCACCCGAATAGGTTTCTTATCTTGATTCTTTGCTTAGCCTCTCGTTTTTCTCCCACAATAACTATATAGATGTACCTATCTGGATCAGGGTCGTCTATTACCTGTTCAATTATTTCTCCATATCTATCTAACAGTCTAGTAATAGCATCTAAGTTAGCAGTACAATTATCATCATAGTATACACTTAGACAACGCTTAAGATGTGAGGTTAATGTTTGATAATCTTCTAAGTTATTGCCGATTGCTATAGTTCTTTGGCTAGAGTGGATCTTATTGTCTATATAGATAGGTACTATTCCCCAATTTTCTGCTATCTTAAACAATAAATCATTCTCAACAACTAACTTAGCGAGCTTTTCTATTTCCGTACTTAACATTATTAACTTTATTTTATTACTACTACCAACTTATCTACTCTGTTTTCCATAGGATACTTAGTTCTTCAAATATAGTATCACCATTTACAGATAATACTAACTCTATTGCTTTATCTGGATCTCCAGTGTTCACTATTCTTCTATTTTTTCTGTTCACATCACTAACACCTACTAAGAAAGAGCACTCATTCATAACCTTCGATCTAATATATGAAATCGCACCTTTTATCCTTGTTAGTAGTTGATTAGTCTCTGCAAAATCAATATCATATCCAACTACTAAGCTCTTATTACAGTGACTTACTATCTTATCAAATAGTTCTGGACATATTCCATCTTCTATATCAAGATCACCCTCTAGTTTTATATAGTTCACTGTCCTATCCATCACATACCCTCCTATATCTAATTCTGTGAGGAGCGGAAACTTTTTGTATTCTATTAACATACTTAGAAGCTCTTCATCTTCCAGCATCATACGTAGTAATCCCTTAAATTCTTTCTTATCGTATTCTGTCATTTTACTGGCACTATTGAAACTGGATAACTACTAAAAGCAAGTAAACTGAACAAGAGGTCTTCTATCACATCTCTAGCTGCATAAAAGTCATGTAGGAGTTGTGAGTGTATTTCCTGGTAATTCACGATAAATGTGTTATATCTAGGATCTTTGTATACATCGAGACACTTATTATACTGACCTAACAACCACACTGTCTTATCTAGGTCTATATCCTTATCTATAATTACAAGTCTAAGACATAATGATAGTTCACTGGCCATATATAGTCCACCATCTAGATCTATACCATCAACATTTTTTATAATATTATACTCCTTACCTTCAATATCAACGCACCACATGGGAACTTTTTTATATACTAGTAGGAAGTCTAGGTATTCATCTCTTAACAGAATTCTTACTAGCTCACGGACTATCTTATGGCGTTCTTTTTTCATGCGTCCTATCTATTTTAGCCTTATTAAATAAGAAACTACCCATCATCTCACTAATTTTACTACTGTTAGTGTCAGTACTATCTGCCCGAAATGTAACATGATCACCAAGAACAGTGATCTTAATCATTTCATCTATATACTTTAAATCCTCTATTGTTTTATCAGGAATCACGCAGAAACCTATAGGAAGTAGGCCACTAATATTCTTAACTGCATAATCTAAGTCTGTGTTCCTGTCATCATCAAGACTAAACTGTACATAAACTCGTCTGATTACACCATTATTCATAAAGTCTCCGACTATTGGAAACTTTTCAGTATACTCAAGGACATCTAAGAAGTTATCTACTACATACGCTAATACCTCGTATAGTTCTTTTTCATTCTTGACCATGTTTAGCATCTTTTATTTCATCAAAACTTCTCTTTCCTCTCTCCCATAGGTCGGCACACTTAGCTAGTAGGTCTCCCTTACCTATTGTTTTCTCTCCTAGACTTGGTATTTTATAATATCTAGCTGGTCCTATGTAATTCAATCTCTCTGACAGTTTCCTAAGCAGTTTTCTTGTCTCTTTTAAGTCAACACAGGTAGACACGCTTAGTTCATTATATTCCAGTACCTTTTTAATCCAAGTACCATCGTTAGCACTATCTAGGATCTGTACTGGTGCATCTAGTGAAATTACCATACTATCATCATTACTAATAAAAGGTCTACTTACAATAATAAAACCTTCTAGTTCAGTAAGTTGATCACAGAATTCCTCCTCTACGATCTTTTCTAGTTTCTGTAATTCAATTTCCTCATCCATTGTTATATCTGGGTTCTTATCTTCAATTGCTGATATACCAACTATCTCTTTGCCTGAACAGTAAAGGGTTGGTATGAATTCTAGTAATACTCGCTTATCTAGTTCTAATCTTATTCCACTACTCGCACGAACAAGATACTTCTTAGCATTCAATTTAGGCCTTGGTAGGAATCTAGATATCATACCTAGTAGACCTTTAGTTGCTTCAAAGTCTGGTATAAAATCTGGACTTACCTGACTTTTTGCTAAGTATTTAGTATTATCTAGATCCTCGTCCCCTATAAAAATAACCTGTGGACTACCGTCGCTATTAACTACTATAAATCCACCTAGTTCGCATAATTGATCTAAAAATATCGTTCTTACAATATTTACTAGTTTATCATAATCTATGTCTGTCATATTAATTTCTTATAATACAACTATAAGGTATCAAGGGGATAAAAATAAAGGAGAATAGTTTCCTACTCTCCTCTAACTACTATATAAACTTCGCAGCGTGATTTTCTACTGCATCATCATATACACTCAAGCTTGGATTCTTTGAGTTAATTGTTGCCATTCCATCCTTTAAGAATCTTAGCTTTCCCTCAAATCTTCCATCCTTCACTAGGTCTCTTACTGTTTCAGCTACACAATAATCCATAGCAAATCCAGCCACTACTATTTCGTCAAACTCCTGCATTGCTAAGCTATCTAGTGTCTGTTTACCGTAGGTTGGTATACTTCCATCTGCAAACGAAAATGCACTATACATCTCAGCAGTATCATCAAATCCTTTCTGAAATATGCCATAGTGTTTCTTATTTTCTTCACACCACAACTCCAGAGCATTCATTACGTGTTCACTTATCGCCTGACCAATTGACCCGGCTAAGCAGTGAGTTGGCCAGATTTGATGTTGGTGACCGAAACTCTCAATCCTTCTAAGATATGACACTGCTTGGTCTTTGGTCATAATAGTAGGCGAATAATCATCACGTTCAACTTGCTCTGATGTAATAATGGTGAAAGGATCTACTATGTGTCCCTTCTTATCAGTCCAAGCCTTAGGATGACCGATGTGAGTGGTATAGTGAGTATCCATTGTGCAAAGAATACTATCAATACTCTTCTTGTTCAGCTTAATCCAATCACCTAAGAACTCAATACCATGCTCCGCGCCTGGTATATATAGTTTACCAGGTCTTCCATCATATACATCTACATGAGGACTGACAAAATCAACTTGCGCATCAACTATCAATAATAATCTTTTCATTTGTTATATAGGTTAATTAAATAATTCTTACCTTCCTCTGTCCAAACATTGTATTGCTTTGTGAAGTTAGTGTCCTTAATGGTAAATGTCTTCTCCTTAATGAACCTTAACTTACTTCTATCACACATTGTCCACTTCTTATCCCTACTGTTAGCCTGACTGAACTTAATGACGCCTTTCTCCTCTAGGTCACTTAGTAGGGTTTTTACATTCCAGTCACCTTCTAAGAACTTGATGACCTCTGTAGTAGAGTAGCATGATTTCTTGTCTGTAGTTGCACTAGTACTGGCAATTCTATTACAGACTGACTCACACCATACGAAAAGTTTAGGACTAATCCACCTACAGAAGTCAAGTGCAAGGGCCCTACAAAACCAAGTACCTCTATTCGTTCCCTCTGCTACAGTCTTAATCAGTCTACCTCCATCAACAGGCTGATTCTTACAACCTGATTTTGGAATTGCCTCCATAAGAGCTTTAGTATCGTCCCTCTCTAAGTAGCTATGAACTGTATAGATTGGAGATACTTTTTCTAGGTCAGATGCACAGATAAAAAACTCCTTTGGATCATCTAGGTCTACAATAGTTCTAACCTTAGTTGGTCCGTACTGATATGTATTATTTACGTAATTCATATACTTATCTTCTCAGTTATTACAAAATTAGACGGATCACTTTCAGACTCTTTGATGAATTTCTCAAGTGTTAAGTCACAATGTTCATCAATCCAGTCAGCAACGTAGTAAAGATTCCTAGATCCTCTTATCATACCAAATAAGATAGGATCACTCTTTTTCTTTCTTTCTTCCTCTAGTTCCTCTTGGGTTTTCTTGTATGACTTACCACTAGGATCATAGTAGAGAATACAGTAATTATCAAAGACGTGTAGCTTATCTAGTTCTACCTTCTTTTCAATTACATCACTCGGTATAGGTCTTGAGAAATTCTTAATATAACACAAGTCTACACCCTTATCAGTCTTCTTAACAAAATCAACTACCTGTCGTTCTGTTATCTTCTTACCAAATCCATACGACAACAAGATAGATTCAAGCTTGTTAATAACTATCATTGCCAGTAGTTTCTCACATAATGCAGTCTGTCCCATCTTCTTAGCGTTTTGTAGTGCCTTCAGATATGGTTCAATTCTGTTATAGTAAGTCCCTGCATTCTCAAGAGTTGTTAGTTTAACTTTCTCAAAGAACTCAAGCACACCTAGCTCATACGTCTTTTCTGGAATATCACCCCTCACTGCAAATCTCTTCTTATCTTCGATTAGACTATGCAGCTTATTGTCAAGCCGGTCTAGCTCTCTTTGATATCTTGACTTTGTCCAGAAGAATGGCTTTTTCTTCATCAACTTGTATAACTCTGAATTAGCCTCACAGATCTCATTCTCCTTCTCTGACATCTTAAGCTCAGAAATAACAGTTAAGTCCCTCTCTGGTTTGACATAAGAGTTGAGACTTATTGATCCGTTAAACTCTGGTAGATCATCAGGTGTTACACTATCAAACACCGCACTATCCCAGAGCGGTTCGAAAAATCCCTCACTGAATCTACGATCAAACATCACTGTTATATCATCAGCAGTTAAGTTATCATAGAACTCAGGATCAATTAATATCTCCCTTGACCTCTTCATTAGGTGTCTTAATTTTTCTGCGCCATCTGGAATACTTGCCTGCTGTCTAGAGTAATGTTCCTCTACTGAACGTGAGCTCTCTTTTTTGGCACCTAAGTCACCCTTAAGTTTTTCCATTACACCTTCCCACTTAGGTAATGCGTAATCAACTTCAAACTTTCTATTAAATATAGAAAGTTCATCACCGTCTCTATTTAGTATTGCCATAATTACTCTACTTAAGTCCTAGGTGTACAAGTTCATCATCTCTACCTATTGTACGAAGGCAGAGCTCAACCTCATTCGGGTCACCCATATACTTACCTTCTGTATCTGGGCACTTAACACAATGAATCCAAGGACTATTCTTATTAATCCTTGCCTCTGATAATTTCATCACTACTTGAGGACTAGCATTTTCTACGCCAGTATTATTTGTGAGCGCTCCACCAATACCCGCAGCAACATGACCTACTCTTCCTCTGACGTTTCTATGTATGTCTAAGAATTTCTGCATATTAATAGAGTCAGAGTATACTAAGGTCTTTGTTAGCGGGTCAACTCTTAGCTCAACAAGTCTGGCGATAATCTTGCTAGTGAATGATTCCCAAGTACCAGAATCCCACCTAAAACCGTCTGCCGCCTTAGCATAAAGTTGTGGTAAGTTATTAAGGAACTGATCAATACCAATCGTGTCCACTAAGAAAATACCATTAGAACCACCAAATGTATCGTTCCAGTTCTTCATAGCGTGATAATTACCAAGTCTATAACCGGTAAATGCATTATTCAGCATGATCCAAGAATGTGCCTGTGTACCTGAGATTGCTGTACCGTACTTGAACGCCATATACACATTGCTATTACCGACAAAGTACTTAGAGTTCTCAACCAGTACCTTATCTACCATATCCTGTACAGCACCAGAAAATCTCCTCCTAAGTCCAAATTCACTGAAATAGAGCTGATTCTCGTTTGACAATGCTATCTGATCGTTCAATATTTCAAGTGCTTCTGACCTATTGAATTTCTTGTCAAATCCACGATACCTAGTACGAAGCTCACTGAATATAGCAAGCAATGGCACCTCCCAAAACTCATTCTCATACGCAAGCCCTCTAGATTCTACACAGAAATGCTTATCTTCGTCTAACCATACCTTCAAGTTAGAACTATCGAACTTAAAGTTTTCATACCAATCGAAGAAATACTTAGGGATCCAATAGAACTTAGATACCAAGAACTTTTTCTCCTCTGGTTTAAGTCTGAGCGCACAAAGGCTTTCTACTTCAAGATTAAATTGATCAACAAAGTCCTGATCAAATGTTTCATTCCTTCTGTCCTTGAACTTAAAGACAGTCTCTGCGAATGGATAAGTCTTCATAATTGCATAAGACATGTTCCACTTATAAACATCATTCTCTAATAAACTTTTAATAATCATAATTCTTTCTATTTTAATTAATACTTCAATTTCTACTATTAAGGGGACTAGGGGAAAATAAAAACAAGGATACCAATACTGATACCCTTGTTAGTTTCAATTAGTCGGGAGTGAAAATTTCTCTGGATACTTAGGACCTACACCATCGTATGCAGCCCTAATCTTATCCCATACTTCCCCTGCATTCCCTGGGTTTTCTATTACCTCTAAGATCCCAACTTCCTTCTTCTTGTAGTCAATAAAACTCAAGACAATAGGAACATTACACTTCTTGGCAATTAGATAAAACCCTGGATTCCATTTCTCTACCTTCTTAAGATGACCCTCTGGACAAATAAGAACGTTCATTTCATCTGCACCATTAATAGCATTTATTGTATCCATTAGTGCATTTCTACCTGTATTTCCAACTGGTATAAATCCAAATGCTCGGAATACATGATTCACTGGCCAAATAAAATACTTACTGGCCATCAACAACACATGCCGTACTCCCCAAATATAGAAATACATCTTCCCTAGGAATCCATCACACCAAGACGTATGAGGGGCAAATACGACAACACTCTTCTTTAGTTTTGGAGCCTCACCTACTAGCTTCCAACCTAATAACTTCACTAAGATTAGTTTACTTAAAAATTTCATCATAACACTTATAAGGGAGTACGGGGAACAAAAAAGAAGAAGAGACTATTTTAAGCCTCTCCTTACTAGTCTAATAGATACTCCCTCCCACTTTCCTTGTCCGTGTGGATTGTCAATGTGCGTTAGTATGTCTATTCTGTCAGTAAATCTCTTGTTCATTGTATCGTGAACCTCGTAGAGACCATTGATAGAATTGTCATCACCATCCTTAGCTTTAATCTCAACTACGTCTCCATACTTGTAGATCTTTCTAAGGTCTCGTGATACTGCTATCCATCTGATCTTACCTCTCTTTAATTTACTGAGTGATATCTTAGACATATCAGCCGTAATTAATGGCTGATCGTTACACTGACTTTCTACTGGATTGTATCTAGTAGCTGTTACAGTTCTTCTTGTTGGGTTGCTATTTTTTGCTAGCTTCCCATCACCAAAACTACTAGGGTCGATCGCTATTTCATGACCAACCTTAAAGTCCCTGCTATTAACATAATCAATAGCATTTTCTATCGCCTCTTTTTCTCGAGACTTCTTCCCTATGTTTCTTACGTTGTAGGCGAACATAGAAATACCTAACAGAACAACCAGAATAAATAATAGGTTGTCAGTTCTAAAAAAATTCTTCATAATCTTATATAATTTCTAGTTAATAAAAAATTTCCCCAAGATACATCTTATTATATCTTGAGGTATTTGTCTACATTAATAAGGGATCTAGGGCATCCCAAAGGGCAACTTTTAATACAGAGTCCACTTCGAAGAAAAAGTAAGGAGAACATTGCCTCCCTACTTACTCTGTCCCACAATCTTAATAAAATTCTTAGTAGATTGAATTAATGACCTTAGTTCTGAAATTTTCTCGCTTATACTGCTTAATCTATCCTTAAGACCGCTCATATAAGTCTTAGCCAGTCCAAAATCAGAAACATTACCGCTATCATCCTCACAGAGTAGTTTATTGATTACTTTTCTAATATCTTCAAGTCCCTCTGCGAAGTCTAGGTTTAATTCCTCATTTAACACTGACTGTCTTTGTATTTCATCAGTTAGATAATTATTACATTCCTCCCTGTATACCTCCTTATCCATTGCATCAAGTTCTAGTTTCGCCTGCTCTAAGGAATTACTGAGGTCGTTTATTTTCTTACTAAGTTCTTCTCTATCAGTTGTCATTATATAATAATTTTAGTTTAAGAGGGCTAAGTGAGAAAATAGATCTCTTATCTGTTCCCATACAAATAAAATCTTCTCTACCTCTCGCTTTTACTAGGACGCTTAACCCGCTCGATTCTTTCAGCTCATAACCACCAGTACTTGAGCTAACTATTTCGAGCTGAATATTTCCGTCCTGACCCTCGAGATAAGATACCTTCGCAATATCAGATAACCACTCAGGAACTATCTCACCTAATCTCCATGTCCAAATTTCATCAGGGTACTTATTATTTCTACCCCTCTGTTTTAGTACTTTATTTGTCATACTTTAAGTCACCTACACCTTTAATAGACTCAATGCTATCCTCTATCATATCTACACCTAAACGTTTAAGATAAGAAACTAACATATCACCTAAGTCTGTATAATCTTTGAATGAGTCAAGTATATCGTTGATCTTACTGTCTGGATTTTCCCTGTCATTCTCGTACTCCTTCAGAATAAGATCAACCGTTGCTTTCCTGACGAACACTAAGTCAGATTCACAAGTCCAAGTATAATATCTACCTTCATTGTTTAGTACTGCCTCCTTATCTCTCTTAAAGAAACCTCCACCTTTACTAGTATCTCCCTCCTCTACTGTATAAATAGCCTTAAGTTCATCAAAAGTAGATCTCCTTACCTTGCAGATAGGTTTTTGAAGAGCACTAACATGAACCCTAATGATATTATCCAGCCCCTCTTTTCCTAGCACTACGTCTCCAAGCTTAAGAATGTCAGTTACTATATAAGATACATGTGTTTCATATACTTCCTTTGCATATAAGAAAGCTTCAAACAGAGTCTTATGTAAGTTACCATCAGAGACTATAAAACTTGCAGACTGATAGAGCTCTGTGAATTTAAAAGGATCAATAGTATTAACAACTTTAGGATCAAAGATAAACATAATATCACTAACTCCCTGTATTAAGTCAATCTTATTATGGACGTCCTCATTAACTTCAGAATCATTATCAATCTTAATAAATGTAATTAATGAGTGTTTTGGCTGATTAATTACGTACACTGAGTTCTTATTCATACTAATTTGATTTTGTTAATTGTTTCACACTTATAAGAACTTCAAGCCGACCGAATAGCAAAATTACACCTTTCAATTCCTTATATAAGTAAAATAACATTAACAATTTTTTAATATGAGAGAAGAGAAAATAAGAAAAATTTATGAAGAGTGTAAGAAAACATTGTTCGACACAAGAGGTTCACTGTTGGAGAGATTAGTTGACTCTAATAGGAATATTCTTGGGATTGTAGGAAAAGAGTCGTTCAAAAACAGATTGCATGAGACTGTAAAGGAAATGCTATTTGATAGGGACGTAAAAAACTACTTCTTAGAGTACTTAGGCGATAATGGAACTATAGAGAAGTATGATATCTCTGGACAGGATGAGAAAGACGAAGTAGTTAACAAAGTCTTAACCCTGGAGTACGAAGATAATGTTAGAACTATTAACGATATTGTAGATAGGATATAGTATGGAAGTTAGTAAAAGACAGAAACTATTAATCTTTGCAGAGTGTTTGTTCGGTATCTATCAAAGAGTGTCCGTTGAGAATGACAATACTGAAGATACGGTAAAGGAAGCAATAAAGTACCTCAGACCTATGATGAGTAGGGAAGATGTGCGAAAGTTCTTTATAAATTCTGCAGATAGGGTAAAGCAAGGTAATAAAGTCCTGCTAATAAACCTACTAGATAGCGATAGTTTTAGCGAGATTCTTAGTAATATTGGCGAAGAGTTCTCTAGACTAGATAGAGAATTGATTGTAGATGAGGTCAATGAAAGAATCTACAAGGCAAGGATTGAGAAAGTTGATAATATAATAGAAGAATTATGGAAATGACAGAATTTGGATTATTAGGGTTTGTTGTTCTATGCATTAGTACTGCATTGTTGCTTATATTCTTAGTAATGTACCTCATAGGTCTTGTAAATGTCCCAAACTTTAGAGAACTTAGGTTAACTAAGGTGTGTGATGAGAGGTATATTATTAACTATACCAACATGTACGGTAGGTGGAGAGATAATCTATATAACTGTACAGACGATATTGGTGACATTAGAGTATACAATCGTGAAGGTGATGTAATAGAAAAAATACAGATTCTTTCTTTCTATAGAGATGAGTATGATGCACGATTAACTATTGACAGATTATTAAATGCAGTAAGAAAATCAAAAGAGAGTAAGAGAACAATTATAAAAACATATAGAAGATGACAGCATTTTATTTAATCTGTTCATTAATAGTAGCTGCACTATTCATTGTACTTATAGTTGGTACAATTACAGCGGCACTAGACATGAATGGTAAAGATTTTAGAGTAGTAGAGACGATTGATAATAAGTTTTCAATATACTGTAAGACCTATATAGGCAGGTGGGTCCCACTATTCGACGTACTGAAGAAAGATAGGAATGATATAAGTGTGTACCTGATTAAACAAGGTACTACACGAGTTGATGAGGTTAGAATAGAAGAGTATTATGCGGATCAGACGTCAGCAGTTAATGTACTAGAAGACCTGCTAGAAAAACTGCGTGAATCGAACCGACGTAAGAAAGGTGATGATAAAAGAATAATAAAAGACTTCAGAGTATGATGATGACAGTAGGGGATATGTTAATTGGATTACTAGCTGATCTAATAGTAGTCTGTATATTTCTAGTAGTATTCATTGGTATACCGGCCTTCATTAATCATCTATACAAAACACCTAACCTAAAGGACTTCAGAGTTTGTAGAAGATTAGACGGTGCTTTTGTAGTGATGGCTAAGAATAAATTAGGCTTCTGGAGACTACTTCCTAACATGTGTGATATGGGTTACCTATTCCTGAGAGATTACGAAGATAGTGTCTTTATTTGTAATTCTTATTGGAAAGAGAGTCTAGCAGAAGAAGCTGTGAATGATATTGTAGAAATCATCAAGAAGGGTAAGGTTAAGAGAAGTAATAAACTAGAAACAATAAAGAAGATAAAAGTATGAAAGTATTTCTTATTATAGTAGGAGTATTAGCATCACTATATTTCATTGTACAGCTAACAACAATGCCTGATATGAAAAGGTTTAAGGTTGTTAAGAATGAAGTGAGCGGGCTATTTACTCTATATGGAAAGAACATATTTGGTATTTGGTCACCACTTTACAACCTATGTGAAAGAGTGTCAGGTGAGTTTATCGTAAAGTTCCCTGGATCTAATAGGGCAGACTGTTATTATATCAAGCAGACCTATAAGAATCAAGAGGAAGCAATGGAAACGATGAATAAGATAATCAATTCTATTAGACTAGCAAATCAATCGCTTCTTGAACTAAAAGAAGAGAGTGGAAAAAACCATAATAAGACCGTTAAAGAATTTCGAGTATGAGTAAAGCAGTTGAGAGTCTTTTACAGTTCTTAAGTACAGCAACAAAAGAAGAGCTAGATGAAAACTTCAAAGACTTAGAAAAA